CCGCCAAGCACGGCGCCGTCCCCGGGCCCGGACCGCCCAACAGAACGACCGGAGAGCCAGCATGACCGACACACTGATCAAGCCGCCACAGGACGCCGACCAGGACGCCGAGGACGCACGGCAGGACGCGCCGGACGCGGTCGAAGACATCGAGGCCGTCGACCGTCCCGACAACCCTCTCGCCGACTGGCTCACCGTCCCCGACGCGCCGATCCTGCCCGCCTGGGCTCGCAACTGGGAGTCCGTCCGTGCCAACAGCGGCGCGTTCGTGAAGGTCACCTGGTGGCACACCCGCTACCACTCCCTCCGCAGCCCCAAGTACGGCGCCAAGGTCGTCGGCTACTCCGCGCGCGGCGCCTTCCGCGGCGGACGCCGCCTGTGGCCCGTCCTCGCCGCCCAGGACCACACCCGGGCGGTCAAGGCACTCGCTGCCCAGTCCAAGACCAAGCCCGACGACGAGGCGCTCGCCCTGCGCTACCAGGTCGCCCACCGGGACCGCACCCTCGCCCGCCGCTGGCGCTGGGGCGCCGCGCTCGGCCTCGCGTCCGCCGCGGCCGTCGCCCTCAACTACGCCTCCCTCGGCCTCCAGCTCGCCGCCAGCTGCATGATGTGCGGCGGCCTGGCCGCCATCGGCTGGTCCGACGAGGCACAGATCCTCGACCACGGCACCCCGCCCCTGCGCATCGCCATGGACTCCCAGCAGCTCAACGACGCCCTCCGCGCCACCGGCCTGCTCAAGCAGGGCAAGGGCGACGACGACGGACCCAAGGTCAACTGCGTGATGGGGCCGCTCCGCGACGGCAAGGGCTGGGCAGTCGTATTCGACCTGCCCCGCGGCGGTGGCAAGACCGCCTCCGACGTCCTCGCCAAGCGGACCGCCATCGCCGCCGAGCTCAGCGTCGACGAGATCCAGGTCATCATGAGCCGCGTCCGCGCAGCTCACGGCGGCAACGCAGGCCGCGTCTCGATGTGGGTCGCCGACGACGACCCCTACCTCGCCCCGCCCACCCCGTCGCCCCTGGAGGGCATGGACGCCTTCTCCATCTGGGACCCGATCCCCTTCGGCCAGGACGCCCGCGGCAACCGTGTCACCCTGCCCATCGTCTGGCAGTCGATGTTCTTCGGAGGCCTGCCCCGGCGCGGCAAGACCTTCTCCCAGCGCCTCCTGACCGCCGCCGGCCTCCTCGACCCCTACGTCCGTCACTACGTCTGCGACTTCAAGGGCGGCCAGGACTGGATCCAGACGCGGCAAGTCGCCCACCGCCTGGTCCTCGGCGCCGAAGAGGACGCCATCCTCGCCTTCCGGGCCCTGCTGAAAGAGCTGCTCGCCGAGATGGAGCGCCGCTTCTCCATCCTGCGCGGCCTGCCCACCTCGATCTGCCCCGAGGGCAAGCTCACCCCCGAGATCGTCAAGCGCTACAACATGCCGTTCGTCCTGTTCACCGTCGACGAGCTGCAGGAAGCGTTCCTCGCCGTCGACGACCAGGAGCGCGAGGAGATCATCAACGACATGGCGCGCATCGCCCGCCGCGGCCCCGCCGCCGGGTTCATCTCCAACTACGCCTCCCAGCGCCCCGACGCCAAGTCCGTGCCCACCAAGCTCCGCGAGATCATCACCATCCGCTACTCGACGCAGGTCACCGACCAGACGTCCTCCGACATGATCCTCGGCAAGAGCAAGGCCTCCCAGGGCGCGGACGCGTCCGTCCTCTCCGAGGAGCACAAGGGCGTCGGCGTCCTCGTCACCGGTCCGGCATCCTTCGTCACCGTGAAGGCCGACATGCTGGAGACCGCCGCCTTCAACACCATGTGCGCCAAGGGCCGCGCCCTGCGCGAAGGCTGCGGCCAGCTCACCGGCGACGCCGCCAACGACCCCAGCGTCATCGCCGAAGCCTCCGGCATCACCATCAGCCCCGTCCTGTCCGACTGCCTCGCCGTCATGCGGCACAGCCCCAAGCTCCACACCGTCGACCTCCTCGCCCGGCTGGAGAACCTCGACGAGGACTACGGCGACTGGGACGCCGAACGCCTCGCCAAGGAGCTGGAGGACGCCGGCGTGAAGCGCATGACCAAGCAGGTCAACATCGGCGGCAAGAACCTCGCCGGATACCGCCGCGAGGACCTCGAAGCCGCGATGCCAGCCGAGCTCCTCAACGCCCGGTAGAGGGGTAGGGCTCTACAACCCCCGCTACGAGACCCCCTCTTGACCACCCCTACCCGGCGAGTGGATCTAGAGGGGGGTCTCTACCGCCATAGACCCCCCTGTAGTGGGCCCTCACCTGCGAAGTAGTGGGCGTAGAGGGGTTCTTAGGAATGACCCTGAAAACCCCCGCAGGCCGCATCATGGGAGCATGGAGTCGCAGATCATCCGGCCCGGCCACCTCACCGCCCACCAGGTCGCCCGGCAACTCGGCATCACCCTCGGAGGCGTCCGCCTCCTCGTCCACCGCGGACAGCTCACCCGCTCCGGCGGCACCGTCGGACAGCCCTGGTACCCCATCCAAGACGTCGCCGCCCTCGCAGCCAAACGACAGACCCGCAAGGCCGCTTGACCGCAGGTCAGCGACATGTAACGCTTTCGACGTACAGCTGTGCCCGCACACGGGCACCACACGCGCACACGAAACCCCGGAACGGCCCTGAGCCCCCGGGGTTTCGTCGTGTCACAGGACGGACACACCACCCCCACCTGCACAGACCTGCGGAACACTGAGCCCCTCACCACCAGTTCCAAGGGGGGAACCATGGGGTTCATCAACAACGCCAAGGCGAGCAAGGCCAGCGACGAAGCTCGTAAGGCGTACACCGAGGGACGCGCCGTCCTCACCTACAAGATCATTGAGGCCAATGTCAGCAGCAAGACCACAGCGCCGATGACCGGCGTCGGCGAACAGATCGAGGCCATTGAAGCCGAGGGCTGGGCCCTGGCCAACATGGCAGCCAGCGAGAGCAAGACCCTCGGCGGTGAGCGCACCGCCCTGATCTGCCTGTTCCGCAGGCGCTGACACGCCAGCCACCAGGCAGGGAGACAGCATGGCCACACGCCGCCAACGCCCCTGCCTGGTGTGCGGCACCCTCACCCGCAACGCCAGCAGGTGCGACACCCACCAGCAGCAGTACCAGCAGCGACAGGACCGGGCCCGAGGCAGCGCACACCAGCGCGGCTACACCCAGGCCTGGCGTACCGCAGCAGCCGCAGCAGTGACCGAGCACAAGGCGGCACACGGCGACTGGTGCCCCGGATGGGGAGTACCTGCCCACGCATCCAGCGACCTGACCGGCGACCACATCACACCCAAGGCAGCCGGCGGCACCGACGACCCGACCAACATCCAGATCCTGTGCCGTGGCTGCAACGCCCGCAAGCACGCCCGGTAGCGGTCACCCTCGGCCGAGCCTTGGCCGGAGGTCGGCGCGGGTGGGGGGGCGGGGAGATCCGTGGGGCGTGCACCTATCCGGACCCGGCCCCCCATCCCCCACACGCAATCGCGAAATTTGACCCCGGGGGGTCTGTGACCCGGCAGGGGGGTGGCGATCTTGCCCGCAGGACGACCGCCAACGCCCACGGAACGTAAGCGGAGACTCGGCAATCCCGGCGGCAGGGCACTCCCCGACGTCTCCAACGTCGTCGCGCTGCCACCCGTCGAGGACACCGCACCCGATCAGCTGGGCCCGGCGGGGCGAGCGGTGTGGGGCGTCGTCACCGAGCAGTGCAAATGGCTCGCCGAGTCGGACCGGCCCACGCTCGTGATGCTGTGCGAGAAGTTCGACCGACGGCAGGACTTCATGGTCCGGCTGGAGAACTCAGACCCAGTCCTCTACACCGACAAGGGGTACGCCTACGCCAACCCGCTCGTCGGGATGCTGTCGACGCTGGAGACCGAGATCGCGAAGCTGCTGTCCGCGCTCGGCCTGACTCCCACGGACCGAACGCGCCTGGGGGTGGCCGAGGTGAAGGCCAAGTCCCGGCTGGAGGAGCTGCTCGCGCGCAAGCAGGAGCGCTCCGGTGGCGCGTAGGCCGGCGCCGCCGCCCCGGTTTCCGCGCACGCTGCCGCGCGGCCCCGAGCTGTGGACCCCGGAGTCCTCGCGCTGGAACGAGGACAACACCGACGGGATTTTCGCGTGCGAGCTCATCGAGTCGTACCTGCGCCTGACCAAGGGCGTGCAGCGCGGGGAGCTCGTGCGGCTGCGGACATGGCAGGCCGACGTCATCTGCGACATCCTGCGGCTGGTCCCGGGCACCAGGCAGCGCCAGTACTGGACCTACCTCCTGCTCGTGCCCCGCAAGAACAGCAAGAGCCTGCTCGGCGCCGGCCTGGCGATCGACGGGATCCTCGACGAGCCCGGGGCCGAGGTGTACAGCTGCGCCGCGGACAAGGACCAGGCGAAGCTCATCTTCGGCGAGGTCAAGGCGGCCGTCGAGATGTCGCCGGAGCTGGACGCCAAGCAGGGCGGTCTCCTGAAGGTCTACCGGGACGCCATCGAGTACCCGGCCACCGGCGCCGTGTACCGGGCCCTGTCCTCCGAGGCGTTCACCAAGGAGGGCCTCAACCCGAGCCGCGTCCTGTTCGACGAGCTGCACGCGCAGCCCAACGACGAGCTGTGGAACGTGATGAACCAGGGCTCGGACACCCGCGCCCAGCCGCTCATCATCGGCATCTCGACGTTCGGCAAGAAGACCGACGCGAGCGGCGAGGACACGGTCTGTTTCCAGCAGTACCAGTACGCCAAGAAGGTCATGAAGGGCGAGACCGAGGACCCGCGGTACGGCGCCCGGATCTACGAGACCAACGACCGGGTGCGCGGCTTCAACTACCTGGACCGGTCGGTGTGGGAGCAGGCGAACCCGGCCTACGGCGACTTCCTCGACCCGGAGAAGATGGCCGCCGTCTCGCGGAAGCTGCCGGAGGCCGACTACAAGACGAAGCGCCTGAACATCTGGGTCACGGCCGCCAAGCTGTGGCTGCCCGAGGGCGTATGGGAGAAGTGCGAGGACGCCGAGGCCGGGATCCCGGACGGCGCCGAGGTGTGCCTCGGGTTCGACGGCTCGTTCAACAACGACAGCACAGCTTTGGTGGTCGTCCGCGTCGGTGAGGCCCTCAACTTCGACCCCGCGGACCCGGCGCACGCCGACCTCGACGAGGACGAACGCGACCGTCTCGCCGCCGAGCAGAACGCCGGGCTCCGACGCCCGCACATCGACGTCGTCCAGGCCTGGGAGCGCCCCAGGGACGCCCCGCCGGACTGGTCGGTGCCGATCCTGGAGGTCGAGGACGCGATCCGGCAGGCCTGCCGCCGCTGGAGCGTCCGGGAGATCGTCTGTGACCCCGCCCGGTGGGCCCGCACCTACCAGGTGCTGGAGGAGGAGGGCCTGCCGGTCGTCGAGTTCCCGCAGTCGCCGCAGCGCATGGTGCCCGCGACGCAGCGGTTCTTCGAGGGCGTGATGAACGGCAACCTCACCCAGTCCGGGGACCCGCGGCTCGCCCGGCACATCGGAAACGCCGTGGTCCGCAACACGAGCAAGGGATTCATGATCTTCAAGGAGACCAAGGGCAGCCCCCGGAAGATCGACCTCGCCGTCGCCTCGATCATCGCCCTCGACCGCGCCTGCACCTCGCCCGAACCCGAGCCAGAGCCGGGCTTCTTCAGCTGGGCCGACCTGTAGGAGGTGCTGTGAAGCTCCCACGTCTGCCCCGCCCGCAGCGACCGCGCCGCACGCTCACCGACGTGATGGACGTGGCCGGCCTCGGCTGTCTGGTCGGCGCCGCCTGGTGGTGGCTGCCCATTGTCGGCCTGGTCGCCCTCGGCGTGGCCCTGCTGTACATCGGATGGGCGGTGGACCAGTGAGCCTGTTCCGCCGCGGCCTCGAGCGCCGCACCGTCACGCAGTTCGGCGACAGCTCGATCCCCACGAACGGCTCCCTGATGACGCCGACGGCGTCCGGCGTCGCCGTCAACGAACAGACCGCGATGAAGCTGCTGGCTGTCCACGCCTGTGTACGGATCATCTCCAGTGCCCTCGCCGGGCGGCCGCTGCGGTCGATGCAGGCCCGCGACGGCGTCCTCGTGCCCGTCGCCCCGGCCCCCACGATCGTCAGCGACCCGTTCGGCGGCCTCGCCAGCACGCGCTTCCCCTCGCGCCGCGCGGGCCTCAAGCAGATGGCCGTGTCCGTGCTTCTGCGCGGCAACGCCTACGCGTTCGTCCTCACCCGCGACTACCTGGGACGGCCCACCCGCCTGATGGTGCTGCACCCCAACCGGGTGCGCGTCGAGCTCGACGACGACGGCAGCCGCATCTACTACCTCGACCGGCAGCGCGTCGAGGACCCGGGCGACATCGTCCACATCACCGGCCTGTGCATGCCCGGTGCCGCCGAGGGAATGTCGGTCATCGCCTACGCCCGCCAGTCCATCGGATTGGGCCTGGCCGCCGAGGAGTTCGGCGCCCGGTTCTTCGGCCAGGGCGCGCACCTGACCGGCGTGGTCGAGATGGAGGGCAACCTCGACAAGGCGCGCGCGAGGGAGATGCGGGATGCGTTCGAGGCCTCGCACTCCGGACTGCCCAACTCGCACTCGATCGGCGTGCTGACCGGCGGCGCCAAGTGGAAACCGATCAGCGTCTCGCCGGAGGACGCGCAGTTCCTCGGCACCCGGGCCGCGGCCAACTTGGACATGTCGATGCTGTTCGGGGTGCCGCCGCACATGCTCGGCCAGATCGACCGCACCACCAGCTGGGGAACCGGCATCGAGCAGCAGGCCATCGGATTCCGGATCTGGACCCTCGACGACTGGCTCGGCACGTTCGAGGACGCGTGGACGACGCTCCTGCCGCGCGGCCAGTACGCGCGCCTGGACACGACCAGCCTGGAGCGCACCGACACGTCCGGCCGGTACTCGGCCTACGTGCAGGGCCGCACGGCCGGCCTGCTCACCCAGAACGAGATCAGGGCGCGGGAGAACCTGCCGCCCGTCGACGGCGGCGACGACATCAACGCCCCGCTGAACTCCGCGCACGCCGGGGACGCTGCGGTGCCCGACGAGCCGCCTGTGCCGCCCGACGATCCCCCGGCGCCCCCGCCGAAGCCGAAGAAATGAGGCCGCGATGCCTGACCTGTCCGTGCGGGCCGAGCGGCCCACCGATCTGCAGCACCGCGCCGTCCCGTTCCGGGATGTCGAGCTGCGCGCCAAGGCGGACGGCACCGGCGGCGACGCCCTGACGTTCACCGGCTACGCGTGCATCACCGAGGTCGGCTACGAAATGGAGGACTGGCTCGGGCCGTTCACCGAGGTCGTCCGGTCCGGAGCGTTCACCAAGACCCTCGCCGAGAGCGCCGACGTGCCGTTCCTCGTCAACCACGCCGGCCTCACGCTCGCGCGGACCAAGTCCGGGACGATGCGGCTCGCCGAGGATGACACCGGCCTGCACACCGAGGCCGACCTCGACCCCGCGAGCCCGCACGTGCAGGCGCTTCGATCGGCGATGGACCGCGGCGACGTCGACGAGATGTCGTTCGGTTTCTGGATCACCCGCCAGCAGTGGTCCCCGGACTTCGACCAGCGGGACATCCTCGAGGTCTCCCTCAACAAGGGCGACGTCAGCA